TATTCTCTTGAATGAAGGTCTTCGTGCTTGGTTGGCACCTGCTGATCAACCACATGAAAACTTTGTGTTCCCTGAAGAAGTTCTTCCTAGAGGTAATGCACTGTGATACAGTTTGCGTTAGGATTAATCATTGGTTACTTTCTAACCAAATTAATAATCACAACATATAAAGCATCTAGGATTTTATATGAAAACTTCAGACACATGGGGTAAGATATGATTGGACTACTTTTCTTTGCTATGCTGTTTGCTATTGGAGGAGCATCATTTGCACTAATGTATAATAATATTAAATCAATTAGTGAAATGGACAGACCTACTAAAAGACATCCTGAGGCACCTAATCCAGGTGAAGAAGTGATGTATGTAGATGTTTCTCAAATGAATGTGAAACAATTTGCTGAACAAAAAGAAAGATTAGAAGATCTATTCAATCAAAACAACTAATATATAAGGGGTCAATTGACCCCTCTTTTTTTATGTACCAACTTTATAATTACTTTGTTGCATTCTGGTCAGTGGTTGTGATGAACTGTATTCAACCAGTCAATTGGGAATATTGTTTGCCAGTTCATGAATGGTTGTTTCCTGAATTAAAACAAGGCATTGAAATATACTTTGACAAACAGCATGAAATGTTGTATAAATCAGAGAGGGATTATCTTAAATCAATCAAATGAAAATTTTCCTGGATACAGCAGATACAAATACTATTAGAAAATATTTTGAGACTGGACTAGTTGATGGAGTAACTACAAATCCTTCTCTTATTATGAAATCAGGCAGAGTGCCTGATGATGTCTATCAAGAAATTAAAGATATTGGAGTGACTGACATCAGCATGGAAGTCATGGGTGATGCAAATGAAATGTATAATGAAGGACTTCGCCTTGTAGATAAATTTGGCGGTGTATCAACTATCAAAGTTCCTTGCACCAGGGAGGGTCTGAAGGCATGTAGGGCACTGACTCAAGAGAAGATCAGAACCAATGTCACGCTCATCTTCTGTGCTGCTCAGGCAGTCCTTGCTGCTAAGTCTGGGGCAACCTATGTTAGTCCCTTTGTGGGCAGGTTAGATGACCAGTCAGTGGCAGGTCTGGAGGTTGTTAGAAGCATCTCTGAACTATATCGTATCCATGGCATCAGGACTCAAGTCTTATCTGCTTCAATCAGAAGCGTGCAACGTGCCATCAGGTCATGGTATAATGGTGCTGAGATTTGCACCATGCCACCCAAAGTCCTTGATCAAATGTATGACCACATCCTTACAGATAGGGGCATGTATATTTTTGAGAAGGATTGGGATGAAGTGCTGCAAACTAGTTTTGTTCCTGAGAGTAACATCCTATGATTGACATTAACAGTGTAATTGAAGAACTTGGTTGGGATCTTGAAAATGATGAGATTGATGTAGAGATTGGTGGAACCCAAGTCTCTGGTATTGATGTAGGTGAAGTCTACAATAAGAAGTGGCAATCACCTAAAGGCACTCGTAAGTATAATAAAGATGCATTCATTATTATTAAGAATCAATCACGTAGAGACCTAACTAAAACAGTTCCTATGGAGGAGTTTAAACCCCATCATGGTTGAGCATGTAGTCATTAAAGAAAGAAAAGAAGTATGGTTTAAAGGAGATTATCCCACTTGTATGGGATACTCTAAAATTGTTGATAGAAAATATCCTGGGTACAAAACATGCATTTGTTCCTGGGATGCTTTTTATAAATTAAAAAAAGATCCAGCATACAGGAGCACATTTGATGTTTGAAACTTATAATGTATATTCTAAAAATGGATGCCCCTATTGCACCAAAGTAATTCAGGTGTTAAAGTTAGCAGAACTACCATTTGCAGAATTTAAATTGGGTAGAGATTTCACAAGAGAGGAGTTTTATGCTGAATTTGGACAGGGTTCAACATTTCCAAAAATTAAGTTGAAAGACAAATTAATTGGTGGATGCACTGAAACAGTTAAATACCTTAAAGAAAATAACCTGGTGTAATGGACGGTTGGACTCATAACGAAATGTATGATATCATTGAACACACAATTGATTATGCTTTTAAAGGAAAATTCATGCTTAACATGTATGAATACCTCACTAGTGTAAAGGCAACAAAAAGAGATGTTGAGGAATTTATCAATTCATCTGCTGCACTAGAAATTAATAGTCTGATTCTTGATCTAGAGGACTACATGGAAGGGGGTAATGACTCCACACATAAACAGTTAAGAGAAGCTTATGGACATCTTGGTAAACCAGAAGCACGTAAGATAAGAAATTATTTGTATGAAATACTACAGGATGCTTGGAAGTATGAACAAGAAAAAAGACCAGGAAGGAAAAGGAGGAGGACCTCTAAATAAAACTACAAGTGATCCAACCCAGATTAATCGTGGGGTTGAATTACTCTTAAGAAAGAGGAGGAAGAAGACAGTTCCAAAGACTTTTCAAGTAAGGTTTGGAAATATGCTCTCCTTTTTTAACAGAGAGGTTGAGTTCTATTTTCATTTCTGCTTGGACTTTAGAAAAAAAGATCCAGGAGAGTAAAATGTTAGCAGTTACTTTAACCCTTTCTTCAATCATTTCAATTTTATTTCTAATTGTAGGTGGTGTGGTAGGATATCTTCTTAAGGAATATGTCTATGAGAGAAACTCAACATACATCCCAACACATCCAGAAATGTTTGATGAAAATGGACAACTCATAGCAGATGATATCCTTGCTGTTAGATTTGAAAATCCAGAAGACTTCTCTGAGACTGAATAAATAACCACACTGATTTGATTAAACATGGCAACATCTACAAAACTTCCACCTAACCCATTCCTTCATGAGATTCTTGGTCTTGTGAGCAAGCAGAGGACTAAGGCAAAGAAGATTGAATTTCTTAAAAAATATGAATGTGATGCACTGAAGTCTATTTTAATTTGGAACTTTGATGAGACTGCTATTAGTGTAATGCCTGAGGGTGAAGTGCCTTACAAAAAGAATGAAGCACCCTTAGGCACTGACCATACCTCCCTAAGAAAGGAGTGGAGAAATCTGTATCACTTTGTGAAAGGTGGTAATGATTCACTCTCTTCTTTGAGGAGAGAGTCAATGTTTATTCAACTATTGGAGGGTCTCCACCCTGATGAGGCAGAAATTATTTGTCTTGCCAAAGATGGTGGACTTGAATCAAAATATAAATTGAAAAAAGATGTGGTAGAATCTGCATATCCTGATATCAAATGGGGTGATAGAATTAGATGAGTATTAAAATTTTGCATGAAGCATGTGATCCTGAACTTGCTAATGATAAAAAACTTCCTTATACATCTTACTTGGTTCAATACCTTTTAGATGGACAATTGACTTATGATGTAACTAATTGTGCAAAGAGAGTAGATCTATTTGACTACTACTATGATAAGTACAAAAAAGATTTCATTAGATTTGATCAGACAGAAGGAAGAATTAATCCCAAGATGTGGGGCAATAAAGGTCCTGAGGAAAAGAAGAAATGAATGCTGATGAAGAGTTGGAGAAGCAAATTAACTCCATCATTAGGGATGAAATTCAAGAAGTAATTAATGAGTATGTTGATGACCAGGAATCAAGTAAGAAATCTGGTCTAGGGTTTGTAGAGAATGAGGACAAGTTAAAAGTCAAAATCTCAAAAGGAGAAGTAGACAAACTCATTAAAAAATACAAGAAACTAAAGAAGCAAGAAAAATCTAACCTTTCACAAGTTAGAAAACTTGGTTTAGTAGATAAGAATGGTAATCCCTTAAAATAAATACATCAAAGGCAATAGTTCTATATGCTATCTACAAAATACAGACTCAGACTTGAGTTTATCTGCTCACGCATTGTAAATGGTGAGGAAGTAAATCTTGAAGATATGATCTGGGCAAATAAACTTGCCAAGGCAAATAGATCTGCTTATGAGATGTTGAATAAAGCAAGAAGAATTGCTGCTAACCCTGATGTTGAGAGGGGTGGTCTTGATGATTTTATGATACAGATGGGACTGGGGGATCCTGACCCATCTAATCATACAAAGGGATTCCAAAATACAGATGAGATAGCAGAGTGGTTTCACCAAGATAGAACAGATGATTGGAGGCAGCGTGACTGAGTTTGATAAAATCACACCTCAAACATACATTGATATGAACAAAGAGTTTGAGGAAGAGGGAACCATGGTAAGAATTGAAGTTCCTACACAAGAATCCATAGATAAATGGAAAAAGTGGAAGGATCCAGACATGCATAAAAGAACTGTAGAACCACGAGATATGGTTCAGGATATGTGGGATGCTATCGGAGGAAGACCATGCAAGCATTAGTATATTCTAATAACAGTCAAGAGTGTGAGAGAGCAAAGCAACTCTTGGAAAGTCTTGGTCAAGACATCAGAGAATTTTTATTAGATGTAGATTTTACAGATAAACAATTCAAAGCAGAGTTTGGTATTGAAGCAGAGTATCCACAAATTTCTGTTGGTCTTAATCATAGAGGAAGTTTGAAAGAGACTCTTAACTTTCTGAAGAAGGAAGGAATGTTCGTGTAGATACAAAACTGTATCATCAAGCACACTTGACAGATATATAGTAATAGGTTATAATTTACCTGTCGTTCATCTCAAAAAGAGACGCAAGTAAGTCGCGGAACGGAGCGTTCATCCCATGGTAGAGTTCTTTCTGTATTCAACTCTTGTATGTGAAGATGCTGATGCTATCATGCTCAGGATCAAGCAGAATGAGGATATGAATAATGTTATAAAAATAGAACTAGTTGATACAATTATGGAGGCAACTCCTCATTGTCCATGGGACGCAAACGACTAAAGGAACGGGTCTAAAAATCCAACTACTTTAGGAGTACAATCATGAACACACTCAATCTCATTCGCAAGCAGATCAATAAGGCTGCTGCTCTGCATGATGCACAAATCACCCACACCTCTTATCGTGGTGTTGAGTATGATACTCGTTGTGTAGAGTCCAAAGAGACCCATGGTACATTCTGCTATCGTGGAAAATCCTATGTCAAGTGATTGACTTACACATACATAATTGCTAGAATGGGAGGGTGACCTCCCATTTTTTTATGGAAAAGGATAAACTTAAAAAAATTATTTCAAAACTGAAACTTATTGTTGATGAGTTGGAGTCAGAAGTTTATTCTGATCCACAGGCATATAAGTATGACACTAAATATGATATTCCAATATCAGACTATGATGAGGTATTCAATGATGACGATGGTTATCCAGACTAATGTATGAAGAACTAGACACTTTTGAGAGAGCACTTCAACACTTTGGAACAAGGGTTGAATGCTTTGCTGCTATGGAAATGGGTGGTAAGATAAGTGCAGAAGATGCTTATCAAGCCATCAAAGCAGAACTTAAAGAACTAAAAAAAGTTAGAAAAGCAGAAAAGAAATGACAGCAACACTTATTTCAGTTACCCCTGATGCAGAGAAGCATATTGCTTACTGTGCTAGGGTAAGCAACCCTTCTAATCAGGGCAATGATTCCTTTGAAGGTCTAATCAAGTATTGCATCAAGCACAAGCATTGGAGCATCTTTGAGCAGGCATTCTTGACAGTTGAATTATCAACCACCAGGGCAATAGCAGCTCAAGTGCTTCGTCATAGATCATTCACATTTCAAGAGTTCTCTCAAAGGTATGCTGACTCCTCACTGTTGGGTAAAACAATCCCACTTCCAGAGTTGAGAAGGCAAGATACTAAGAATCGTCAAAATAGCACAGATGATTTAGATCCATTCTTGAATCAAAATCTCCAGATTCAAATGCAAACTTTGTTTGATTCCTCCATGGCATTGTATGAACAGATGCTTGAAAGGGGTGTGGCAAAGGAGTGTGCTCGTAATGTGCTTCCCATGTGTGTTCCAACTAAAATGTACATGAGTGGTTCAGTGCGTTCATGGGTGCATTATATTGATCTGAGGTCTGCTAATGGCACACAGAAGGAACACATGGACCTTGCAAATGAATGTAAGGCAATCTTTGTAGAGCAGTTTCCTGTTATTGCACAGGCTCTTGACTGGTCTTAATAAATAAACACACACTGAGGTAACTTTATGCCAACATATCCTGTAATTAATAAGGTGACGAAAGAAACTCAAACATTGTCCATGACAATGACAGAATACGATCAATGGAGAAAGGACAATCCTGACTGGGATAAGGATTGGAGTCAAGGATGTGCTGGTGTGGGTGAGGTTGGTGACTGGCAGCAAAAGTTAGTCAACAAAAACCCTGGTTGGAATGATGTCCTCAGGAAAGCATCAAAAGCCCCTGGCTCAAAAGTAAAACCCTTCTAGTATGCCAAGAAAAAGTAAAACAGGAATTGGAAGCACTGGTAATCCAGTGCCATTTGGAATGAGTAATAGAGTGATGAAAAGGAAAAAACCAATCAATCTTGATTATATAAAAAAGATTGAACCTCTTACTGATAATCAGCAACTGTACTTTGATGAATACTCAAAGGATCAACACACTGTTGCATATGGTGTAGCAGGAACAGGTAAGACCTTTATCACCCTCTACAATGCATTGTTGGATGTTTTAGATACTAAGACACCCTATGATAAGATTTACATTGTAAGGTCCCTTGTGCCCACCAGAGAGATTGGTTTCCTCCCTGGTGATCATGAAGATAAGTCAGACATCTACCAGATTCCTTACAAGAATATGGTAAAGTATATGTTTGAGATGCCTGATGATAATGCATTTGAAATGCTCTATGCAAATCTTAAGGCACAGGGTACAATAAGTTTCTGGAGCACCTCTTTCATTAGAGGCACAACTTTTGATAATGCTATCCTATTGATTGATGAATTTCAGAATTTAAACTTCCATGAACTTGATTCAATCATTACTAGGGTTGGTGAGAATTCTAAGATTCATTTCTGTGGTGATGCAACACAGTCTGACTTAGTAAAAAATCATGAGAGAAGTGGAATCATTGATTTTATTCGCATCCTTAAGAACATGCCTTCATTCAGTATGGTAGAGTTTGGACCAGAAGACATCTGTAGAAGTGGTCTGGTTAAGGAATACATTGTAGCAAAACATGAATTAGGTATGTAATGTTCACACACATTGAAGTTGATTATCCAACCCTATCAAGACAAACTATTGATGGGGTTAGATATTATGATACACCAAATGGTAAAAAGTTAGTCTCTATTACCTCTATTATTAGTCATTATCAACGAGAGATCTTCAGAGAATGGAGAGCAAAGGTTGGCAATGATGAGGCAAATAAGATTACTAAACAAGCAACAAGCAGGGGCACAGATATGCACACCTGCTCTGAATACTATTTGAAGAACCTTGATATCCCTAAGGTTCAACCTCTATCAGAAATGTTATTCAAGCAGGCAAAACCTACCTTGAATAAAATTGATAATATCCATGCTCAAGAGCAATCTCTATTCAGTTATGAATTGGGTGTTGCTGGTAGTGTGGATTGTATTGCTGAATATGAAGGAGAACTTGCTGTAATTGATTTCAAGACAGCAAAGAAACCCAAACCAAGACAATGGATTGATAGTCACTTTGTACAATGTGCAGCTTACGCTTGCATGTTATATGAGATGACTGGTATAATGGTGAAGAAGTTTGTTATTATTATGTCATGCGAGGATGGAGAGGTGAAAGTTTATGAGGAGTATGATAAGCGCAAGTACATCAACTTACTCTCCAAATATATTAGAGAGTTTGTTGAATATAAACTATCAGATTATGCCACAGTCAACTGAAGACAGCATCAATAAACTTATTGAGAATAAGTTTTACTCTTCAAAGAAATTTGCTGAAGAGATAGAAAAGATTGCGCATGATAATAAAGACATGTCTTACATTGATGCGATTGTTTTCTTCTGTGAGAAGAATAGTGTAGACATTGAATCAATTCCTAAGTTGATGTCTAAACCCTTGAAAGAAAAATTGAAGTGTGAGGCAATGGAACTGAACCTCCTCAAAAAAACTAGTCATGCTAAACTACCATTATGATTCCTAAGGTGACACCCTTTGATGCCTATAAGTCCTATCTTGGTTTAAAGAACCACTTTACAAAAGAAAAATATGATTACCATAGATATGGTGGTAAGTCACGTGCTTCTTTGGAAAGTTTTTACAAAAGACGTGATAGATACTTTTTTGAGAAACTGAGTAGGCAGAAAGATGATGCAGAAGTGGTTGAGTTTTTTGTTAGTAATTTTGTCAGTTGTGATGATCCGCAGTCTCTTTGGATTGGAGAGATCGTCAGAAATGGAGAACAAAACTATACAGACTGGAAAAAAAGATTACAATCTCTGAGTTATACATTCAAGTCTGAAGTTGAAACTGTTTTTTCAGGCAAGAACTTTGATAAGATGTTTTGTATTGAAGGTACAAAGCATCCACAAATTATCAAAGAACATCTTGGAAAAAACATTTCTCTTGAAACTCTTGTTCTCTTGAATAAGGTGATTGGATTTAAAAATAATTTTGATAAGAAATTAGATGATCCAGTGTGGAAGTTTCTCTCAATGAGAATGTCAAAGTATGATTCTTTCCTACATATTGACGTTATCAAATATAGAAAAATACTAAAGAGTATAGTGGTATGAGTTTCTTTGATTCAGAATTTGTGCAAAAGGAGATGCAGGACATCACTGAACTCCAAGAGAAAATTTATCAGAGTGTGTTCAGGTTCTTTTCCATGAGTAAGGAAGAGAAGATGGAACATGTAGATCTTCTTGAAGAACTTTTAAATAAGCAAAAGATTCTTTATACTAGACTCAGTTTATCTGATGATCCTAAGGCAAAAGATATGAAAGAAAATATTATGAAGGAGGCAACAATGATTGGATTCCCTGCAGATGTTGACTTGTCTACAGTGTTTTCTAATATGAATGCAATGATTGCCAACATGAAGAAGGCCATTGAAAGAGAGGGTTGACTTCCCTGCCTAAATACCCTATATTGAGGCTGCCTGATCCTCTACCAAGCTAAAGGACACAGACCAAATACAACTAATACGGAGAATACAATGTCTTTTAAAGACCTTAAAAAGCAGTCTTCCCTTGGATCACTGACTAACAAGTTGGTGAAAGAAGTAGAGAAGATGAACAATACTGGTGGAGGTGCAGATGATCGCCTTTGGAAACCAGAAATGGACAAGTCAGGCAATGGGTATGCAGTAATTCGCTTCCTCCCTGCCCCTGAAGGAGAAGATCTTCCTTGGGTAAAACTCTTCTCTCATGCCTTCCAAGGACCTGGTGGATGGTATATTGAAAACTCCCTGACTACTGTGGGAGGAAAGGACCCTGTAGGTGAACTGAACAGGGAACTCTGGAACAGTGGTAATGAATCAGATAAGGATACTGTGCGCAAGCAAAAGCGTAAACTGTCCTTCTATGCCAACATCTATGTTGTCAAAGATCCTGCTAACCCTCAGAATGAAGGAGGTGTTTTCCTCTATAAGTTTGGTAAGAAGATCTTTGATAAGATTATGGGTGCAATGCAACCTGAGTTTGAGGATGAAACTCCAATCAATCCTTTTGACTTCTGGCAAGGTGCTAACTTCAAACTGAAGTTGAAGAAGGTTGCTGGTTACTGGAACTATGACTCCTCTGAGTTTGATAATCAGAGTCCTCTCCTGGATGATGATGATGCCCTTGAGGCACTTTGGAAGAAGCAGTATTCACTTGCTGCTTTCACTGCTGCAGATCAATTTAAATCCTATGATGATCTGAAGAAGCGTCTTGATTATGTTCTTGGAAATAAGTCAACACGTAGAGCACCAGTAGAGGAGGAAACAGAATATGATAACTATGCAGCAGCAGAGCAGAAGTCAGTCACTGAAGAACAGGTCCTCAGAAAGCTTGAAGATTCTTACCAAGCATCAAAAGTTACTGAACCAGCACCCACTTCTAATGACGATGATGATGACGCTATGTCTTACTTCGCTAAACTTGCAGATTCATGATCAGTAGAGGTTAATGTTCTCTCCTTGAACTAAACCTCTTGATTTAAATTGTGTGCTACCTTCTTGATATTTCATTTCACTCTTAATGTTTTTAATTACAGTTTGAATAAGATCAGATCTCAACAAAAAGATACTTCTCTTTTCATCTTGAATCTTTGATTCATACTCAAAGTTGGTAACACCCACATTTGTATTAGTGATGGTGCTCTCTTTTCCTAGGGCACCATCAAAGAAAGTAATAGAGTAATCAGAAGGGACTTCAAGTCCCTTTTTTAATACTGTGAAATTATTACTGGAGTCTTTTACTTCAATAGTTTCATAGTGATGTATTGTGTCATAATTGGTCACACCATATTTTTTATTCATATAAAGTTCAAAAGTTCTATTGCTCATAGGCCATTCATCTTGTATATTGATGATGTTATTAGATAACAGAACTATCCAATCATAATTTGGTGTATCATAAACTTTATTTGATACATTATCAGGTCTTTCATCACCAACAATCTGATACTTAGTAAAGTTGGTTAGATTTTGAAATAAATCACTATTGAGTTTAACTCTCTTAAAAAGATTTTTTACTTCTGTATAAGAAGATATACTCTGGTCACTTGGAATTCTATTTACATAATCAAAGTTTGGAAGATATGAAAAGTAATTTGCCATTTTAGTAACCCATGTTTTGATGTTCGTTAAATCTACCTACATCACTATCACTCTCACTATCATATTCGTCTGCATAAATTGGTTCAATCTCTCCAAAACTCATTTGTAAATCATATTGAGTTAGTGAACCACCATCATTATATGTCATGTAAGTACCATCAGGAGTGTAGTTAACATTCAAGTTGGTCATTGCCATGGGTTTAAAAATATTTAAATATGGATGTTGCTGACCAGCACTAGATCCATTTTCATTATATATGTACTCCACAGTAAAAATGTTTGGTGTGAGAAGGAACAGATTAGAATATGATCTTTGAACTGCCATATTCTTTTTAAATACTCTGATTATTTCTTTTACCTCTCTTGCTTCTTCTTTTGATCTTGGTGTAAATCTAAAGTTAAAAGCAAATGTGCGAAGATTGGGTCCTTTAAACAAGAGTTCTAGGTTAGGGTTTAAAGTAACACCAGCAGTTCTACCAAGAATGTTTGCACCAACTGCTTGACCTGCAAAGTATGCCACTAATGCTGGACCAGTGGATTCATCTTGAAGTAAAGATGATATCTCATCACCTAAAGTTTTAAATGTATTACCAACTGCATCTCTAGATCTTTTAAAACCACCAGATGGATCTGCAAGATTACCAAGACCTTGAATCAAACCTGTTGCAGTTTGTGCTGCAACCAATTTAAGTGGATCTATATTATCACCACCCCAACTCACAGCATTTGATTCAGAAAAGTTAGGTTGCATTGGAAGTATGATTGTTTCCAATGGTGTGTTATTTTGTAATAGTCTTTCCTTTGCACTTTTTTTATTTTTTAATTTTAGTGCTTCTCTTCCACCAGTGACATACTTGTATGCTGTAATTTTTATGAAATCATATCCCAAGTCAGGAATTGACAGTGGATATCTCATCAATTTTTTCCCTGTGGGAACTGGTTTTGCATTATATGCTACACTACTTTGACCTATATTTGCATTACCTGCTGCTACATTTTGAGGATCAATGGTAGAGGTATTAGATGCACCCAAGTAAAAAGGTTGACTCTTTAATGCCTGATATTTATCATATGATAAATTAATTTTTGCATTATATAATCCAGCTATTTTTGCATCATTCAATAAAGCATCAGCTTGTTTTTGAGTATAGAAGTGTGATGAACTAAAAAACTGATCATATTTTGTTTGATCAGGTATGATGGATGTTCCATCTGATTTAAATGTGGACAACAATATATCATCCTGACCAGCAGGAAGTTTGTGATATAGTTCTACATCACCAGAATCTATATTTACTCTTGTAGTAACAGTAGCTTTTTGGGAGGTGGTTTGGTTTGCTGGGTCAATGTAAGTGTTAACCAGTGAACTTTGTTGATAAATTTTATCGCTAAAAGCACCACCTGTATACAATGAAAAAGATGAGTTATTACTGGTTGAAGCCATTGATTATCCTTGCATTTAATTATTTATTAGGAAATGTTGAAAAGGAATGGATCTAGCATCCCTTAATTCAAGTGGGTAGATAACATGAAGGTTACCAATCACCTCATCCCATGTGTAGTTTCTAAACTTACCCCAGTGATAATTTACACCTTTAAATCCCCACCTATCAACAGACACACAAGCAATCAAAGGGTTTTGATCATATCTAATTCTTGGTGTCTTTGGTTTATATACAAAAGTGTAGTATCTTCCAACATCAGGAACAACTTCAACTTCAGTGAGGACTTCAAGGAGAGAAATCATTCTATCATCAGCAGTTGTTTTGTTGATGATATCATCAACAATATACTCTAATCTATTTTCTGCGCTTTCTAGATACTCCTCTTGTTCCATAGTTCTTCCTAGTGTAATGTTTTTCTGGGAAGATTTGATTCTCCGTCATTATCTGAAACTCAATTCCATTATCTTTGGCAAACTCAGATGCTGCCTTCCACTTGGCTTTATTTATCTCAAAAGTTGCACATTCATAAAGATAGGACTTTGTAACCCTGCTCTTCTTTACAGGTGGTTTAGTTTGCTTATCAGGTTTTATCTCAATAATATATTTCTTTCCATCTGTTTTTTCAATCAAGAAGTCAGGGTAGTATCTATGAACTTTGCCATCAGCAGGTGATACATATGGGATTGAAAACTCTTCACTTGCCCACTTCTTTATTCCTGGGTTAGTATCACACTCTTTACAGAATCTTCTCTCCCATGAACTTCTGCAAATAATATTATTAGGGTCACCCATATACTTACTAGGATTAGTGGGTTTATATTTTGTTTTCAAAGATTGTCCCACTTTTTACCTACATAGTATGGTAATCAATTTTATTTATAGATGCCTACTGGATCTGGAGCAGGTATAAAAAAATTTAGAACAGAGGATTTGATCTCAAAGCTGATGCATTCAGCTACCACATCAAACTACTTCTTGTCTATCAATGTGCCTGGAACGGTATTATCACATATTCAAAGAACAAAAAATATTGCTATTACAAATAATCTCAGAGAGAGGATTAATATTTCTTGTACTAGTGCTACCCTTCCTGGATCATCATTTGCTACTCATGATGTAACATCTGACTACATGGGTGTTACTGAAAAGATGGCGTATAGAAGAATATATGATGATCAAATGGCTGTTAAAATTATAGTTGATTCAGAGTATAAAACTCTTCATTTTTTTGAGGGGTGGATGGATTATATTTCTGGTAAGAATACTATTGATAGAGAAGGTGACTATAAAAATTATAGAAATGGATTTAGAATGAATTATCCTGATGGATCATTCAATAGATCTACTAATAGTGAATCAGGTCAAGGTTATAGAGATAAAAATGTTATTGAGTTATATAAATTTGAAAGAGATACAAATGTAGGACAAAGCATTAAATATACTATGGTTGAAGGATTCCCAATCTCTATGAATCCTATGGACATAAGTTATGGTGCAACTGATCTTCTTGAATTAACTGTTAACTTTTCATTTGTCAGATATGTAACTGAACCATTTACACCAGGAAATTTACTGTCTCAGAATTTTTTAAATCAATCTGGTCAATTTGCTACACCATCTCAAAACATTGCCTAAATATTCACACTGACTTCATCATAGGACATCATGCCTTTACCAAAAATTGTAACACCAACATTTGAGTTGGACTTGCCTTCTTCAGGAAAGAAAATTAAATACAGACCATTCCTAGTTAAGGAAGAAAAACTTTTGGTTATTGCCCTTGAGTCTGAGGACACTCAACAAATTACCTCAGCAATCAAAGCAGTTATCTCTGATTGTATTCTTTCTAAGGATGTAAAGATTGAACTACTTCCTACTTTTGATATTGAGTATCTATTTTTAAATATTAGAGGTAAGTCTGTTGGTGAGGTTGTAGAAGTAAATATTGTATGCCCTGATGATGGTGAGACTGAGGTAAAAGTTTCTATCAGTCTTGATGAGATTCAGGTTGTTAGAGATGAAGAACACACTAAGACTGTGAAGTTGGATGATACTTACTTCATGGATATGAGATATCCTTCTCTTGATCAATTTATTAGAAATAATTTTGAGTTTGAAAGTCCAGATATGGATCAATCTTTTGAATTGATTGGATCTTGTATTGATAAAATTTATGATAATGAAGAGGTTTGGTCTACAGATGATGTGACCCCTCAAGAGGTAAAAGATTTCCTTGAGCAACTAAACTCAACACAATTCAAGGAGATTGAAAAATTCTTCAGCACAATGCCTAAACTATCTCATACTATTGATGTGAAGAATCCAAAGACAAAGAAGAAGAGTAAAGTAACTCTGGAGGGACTGTCAAGTTTTTTCGCATAGGTATGGCACACATGGATATGATGTCATACTATAAACTCAATTTTGCCTTGATGCAGTACCATAAATATTCATTAACTGAGATTGAAAACTTGATCCCTTGGGAAAGGGAAGTTTATACCATTCTACTTGAGCAACATCTTAAAGAAGAAGAGGAAAAGGCAAAAAGAAAGTAATGGCAACTACCCAAACTAATGTAAACAAGGAAGTTAATCAGGGTATCTTGCGCGATTATCTTGGTATTAGTGATGGAAGTGATATTGATTTTGGCACATATAAAACACTTATCAGAGAGAAGATTGCTGCTGCTAGAATGGGTGGCAGCAATGTTGATAGTGGTGATGTAGAAATTCTTACAAAAGAGTTTGTTAGAATAAAGAAGATAAAGATACCTGAAAGTCAGGAAAAATCTAAGATTGATGCAAAGAAATTTTTTGCTGAGCAAGAGAAAGCAGCAAAGAAAGTTGCAGAAAAATCTAATCAAGCTGCTAAAAAAATATCATCACAGAAATTTGTTGCTGCAGCAGCACAGACAAACCCTAAGAAAAAAGAAAAAGTTAAACCACAACTTTTACTTCCAGGGACTGCTGAACCTCAACAGGAGGAGGGTGTTGATAATGAAGAACTAAAAAAAGGTATTGATGAAGTATCACTTAAACTTACTGACCTAGATGAGAATCTACAAAGTATATTGAATACTCTTAAAAAGCAAGCAAAACTTGATAAGAAAGAAGATAAAGATGAAGACGCATTAAATATAAAACAAAAAAGAGCTGGTAGAGAAAAACTATTAGAGAGTAAAACACAAAAAGAAGATAAAAAAGTATCTGAGAAAGTTGTTAAACCTGTTAAAGGAATCTTTGACTTCTTAATGGATTTCTTTAAAAATATTTTACTTGGAGGAGCACTTTTATTCTTATTAAAAGTTTTAAAGGATCCAAAGAAATTCTTACAACCATTGATTGATGCGTTTAATAAAGTATTAGAATTTTTCAATGGTATTATAAGAGGAATTAATGGTTTCATAGATGGATTCAATAAATTTGTACTGAGTCCAATAAATGATTTTGTTCTTAAACCAATTCACTCATCATTGAATTTTATTGAAGATAGAATTAATGATGTATTAGGTCTCTTTGGCGCTGATCCACTTGAAAATATACCAGATCAACCTCCAGCATTGGAAATTCCTAAGATACCTGAGATTCCAATGTATGATCCTTTTAATGTAAGACCTGAAAATCAACAGCAAGCACCACCTGTGCAGCAAACTTATCAAGGTGGTGAGGTAATTGTAAATAACACACAACAATTTGCAGAGGGTGGTAGTGTTACAAATAACTCAGGTGCTCGCATAACAGGTGCTGGTGCAGATACACAATTGATTGCTGCTCAACCTGGTGAGATAGTTATGAGTAGAGGAGCAGTTAATAAGTTTGGTGCTGGTAATTTATTAGCAATGAATGCTGCTGGTGGTGGTAGTAACATTCCTAGAATGACTAATGGTATTCAGGGATTTAGTAATGGTGGTCTAGTTGGTGGTACAGCAGGTCTTGACTCACCAGATAGAGCAGGTGGAAAAGCAAAGAAAACAAAAGTATTCTTACATTGGACTGGAGATCATCATAATAAAAATGTTGGACCATATCACCAAGTCTTTAGTGGTTCTGGGAAACCAATGAGAAGAGCACAATATGGTGTTGATAATAATGAAGGAACTGGTGGATATAATACAAACTCAGTTGCTCTGTCAGCAGCTGCCATGGGTCATGGACCACCAACAAGTCCATATAATGAAGATAGAGGGTGGAGAGAAAATCCAATAACTAATGCCCAGACCACTGCTATGGCTAAAGAAGCAGCTGGTTTATTAAAAGCATATGGTCAGACTGCTGCTGATGTAGATAAGAATGTGTTAACCCATGGTGAATGGGAAAGAATGGCTGTTAAGAGTGGAAAGTTGGGTGGTGGTGTTCAGAGGTGGGACTTAGATATGCTTAACCCTGGACCCATTACACATCCAGGTGGGTTTTTCTCTACTAGACAAGTTAAATCAACTGGTGGCAACCAGATGAGATCCAAGATTAAGAGCTTTATGGGAGGTGCCACTGGAGATACTTCAACACCAGAAGGTGTGATGCCTACAAGAATATTTTCTAGTGCAAATGCAGAGGGAGTTAGTAAAACAAACTTTACTTTGCTTACTGCTATGGGTGCAACATCAAGGCAAAAAATCCTTGATAGTGCAGTTGGTGAAAAGGTTAGTGGAGTAACAGTTACAGAGAGTCTGAAAAAAGAGACACAAAAATACAATCTTGCAAGATCTGATTTTGATAAGATGACTTTAGCAGCACATACTGGTAATAGAGATACTGCTGAAACTGCTGGCACATCTGCACCTGCTGCTACTATTACATCTTCTCAACCTAGACAAGCACCAGGTCCTAGAATTGTTGATAATAGTTTTTTAATGGGTCCAAATAATTCTGGTGGTCCAATTGTACCAAAAGGTGCATCACCAGCATCAGTTGCTGGAAATGTAAATGGTACAGCAGGAGTTCCTCAGTTCTCATCACAAGATGACTTAAATACTGAAACTCTTATTATCAAATCAATTTATAGTTTGGTAGGATAATATGGCTGCTTTTCTACTTCCTCTTGCTAAAGGTTTATTGAGTGCTGGTGCAAAAGCAGGTGCTAAAAAAGCGCTTTTAAATAAAGCAAAAAGTGTTGCTAAAGATAAAGCAAAAGATTTTATAAGAAATAGAAAGAAGAAAGTAAAAGATAAAGAAGTTTCTGGTGGTGGTAGTGTTAAAAAAGGTGGAGCTTTAGTAAGGGCACTTGAAGGCGGTGGTGTCAGTGCTATTGTTAAATCATCACCTATGATAGTTGAGGATCCAAAATTAAGCACAGAAGGTTCTAAAATTGGTTTTGAAAAAATTAGCACTCAACTTAATAATATTATTAAACTGTCTGGTTCTATTGATGATGCATTAAAGGGACAATATCAGAGAGAAGTTGAAGAAAGAAAGAACAG